GTGTTTGGCGAAGCGTACTTCTACAACGACACCAACGCATTCGGCCAGGTGCTGGAGCTGCAGCACCTACCCGCCATCAACATGCGGGTAAAGGTCGACGGCGGGTTTGTGATGCTGCTGCCGGACAACAAGGAAATGGAGTTCGAACAGCACGAGATCTCCCACGTTCTGGATTACGACGTGGAACAGAACATTTACGGGATCCCCGACTACTTGGGCGGTTTGCAGGCGCTGCTGCTCAACGAGGCGGCCACCCTCTTCCGCCGTCGGTACTACAGCAACGGCGCGCACGCCGGTTACATCTTCTACACCAACGACCCCGACCTGACTGAAGAGGACGAAGACGAGCTGCGCGCACAGATCAGTGCCAGCAAGGGCGTGGGCAACTTTCGCTCGATGTTCGTCAACATCCCCAACGGCAAGGAAAACGCGATTCAGATCATCCCCGTCGGGGACTTTCAGGCAAAAGACGAGCTGGAGAAGGTGAAAAACATCACCCGAAACGACGTCATCGCCGCCTGGCGTATGAACCCGGCACTGGCCGGCATCATTCCGGAAAACACCGGTGGTTTCGGGGACATCGAAAAGATTGATCGCGTGTACACAAGCAATGAGATCCGGCCGATCTGTCAGCTGTTCAACCAATTGAATAACACGCTTCGCGAAGACAGGCGCTTTAGCTGGAAAGCCATACCAGAAGCAGCGGATATCACTACATGAAGTGCCCACAGAAAGAAAAGCCACTACGAGCTGTGGCAAAATGGTGGCGATCAGCTGCCCCTGGGGAGGGACATAATGAGAGTTGTATGCAATTGCGGACACAAGGGCCGGATTGCCTCGCGAGAAGAGGTAACCAGAGCCTTTGTAAAACTGTACTGCCAATGCCTGGACGCAAAGTGCGGGCACACATGGGTGGCAAATCTGACGTTTTCACACACGCTCAGCCCGTCATCTCAGACGTTCGAACGGATGCTGATCGATCGCTTACGCGAGATGCCCAGAGCGAAGCAGCGGGAGCTTTTCGAACAATTAGGGTCTCAGGCGGTGGCGTAGTTACAAACCGCCGACGTATGAACGCCGGCGATTGGGATCATTCAAAGAATGACGGTCAGCCCTCTGCGTTCTCCTTCGGGTTGATTGCCAGTATCTCGGCCACGCGGCGAACTTGCTGCTGTTCTACGCGGCTCAGCCGGCGATACAGATCGATCAGTCGACGCTCGATGTCCGTGAGTACGGCGATTTCCGACCCGGCGTGTTCGAGGTTGATTTGATCGTTCTTCTTGCGATCCAACATGCTAACTACTCCATAAAGTGCAATGCAGAATGGACTTTATGGGGTGCGCGCCAATGCATTGGAATAAGAGATACCCCAATGCCTGTACGGGTTTGTTGCGAGTTAAGACCGTTGCCGAGCGACGTCGTCGGCCATGGCCTCAAGGATTCGGCGAATCGCCTTCTGGTCTTCTTCTGGAATGCTGCGGAACTGCTTAATCAAACAGTCTTCAGTTTCGTTCAGAGCACTTTCAGCAAGGTTTGTACGCATACCGGTGAGGATGTAAGGAACGTCAAATCCGAACTGCTGCGCGACCTTGCTGAGGTACGGAGCGGGAGCATCGCTTGTCCCAGCTTCGTAGTTCGCTTGGGTTCGCTTCACGACCCCAATTGCCTCGGCAATCTCACCCTGTGTCATGCCGCAGCGCTTCCGCTCTTCCTGCAGGCGAGAACCAATTTCTTCAGAAAGATGCAAAATCATTCATCCCAAATATTTACAAATGCATCAAGATGCATCATTCTGCATTTCACACCACATGAAATTGCATGGATTTGCACTATGCCGAAGATCAGTATCAGCGAGCAAGCCCGCCAGAAAGCGCGGGAAGATTTAGAAAAGCGCGGGCAATCCGCGAAGGACTTTGCACTTCTTCACGATTTGAGTCCCAGCACCGTCTACGCGGTGCTGAGTGGCCAAAGCCAGTGTCGCCGTGGGGAGGCACACCGAGCCGCCGTTTTACTAGGCGTTAAACAAGGTGTGATCGAACAGTAACGGCAGGGGCAAACAGGGAAAAGTAGAAGTTGAAAACTCCAATCCTAGACACACGCAAAGAAGTCATGAGCGAGATCATTCGCAGCTACAACGGCGGCCGCGAAGCTGCAGCAGCACGCTTAGGTCTGAAGCTCAAAAAGTTCGACAACCATGCCTACGAAAATGCGGGTTGCAGTCCCCTGAGTGATACCCAAGTTTTCATGCTCGAGCAGGACTGTGGAACGAACCACTTCCCCAACTACATTGCCTCGATGTATGGGGGACTGTTCGTGCCAATGGCTGATCCTGAAACGCTGGACAACGTCGAACTTTACGCACGCTCCGTTCAAGTTTCTGCAAAACGAGGTTGCGTTGATCAAGCAATCGCCGCCGCTCTTGAAGACGGATCGATCAGTGATGAAGAAGCCGAATTCATCATGGACGCGCATAACCTTCACGTAGCAGCCCGGCACGCAGAAGTGCTGGCTGCCATCGCTCTCTACCGCGCGGGAAAAGCTCAATGAACAATCTGTCTGCAGTACCCCAATATCAAGATGTTCTGCAGAACGCTGCGCTGTCGTTCCTTGAGCGTCACCACTGCGAACACCTGAGCGACGACCAGCAACTGTTCAGCCGGGCTGTTCAGTTCCTGGTTGCAGACTACGACGTGAAAACGCAGGTCGCCGAAAAGATCGTTCATCTGGCGGGCACCACGATGGTCGCGGTACGCGATCGGCAACGGTTGAACATCCAGAGCAGCACGTCGACGCACACCGTAATCGTTGATCCGGCCACCGGCAGACAGTGGGCCGTACCGGTCAGCGTCATCTATGAGCGAATCATCAACGCGCCAGACATCGGCCGCTTTCGCTTAGCCAACTCGTAACACCAACCCTCAAACCAACGCCTGTCCCGCATCCCGTGGGTTTGGGTGAGCTGCGCCCAAAATCGAGGTTTCAAGATGGGAAACGCCGTAATTCTGACCACCCAGCTGCCGCCCGCAGAAGCCGAAGCACTGCTGGCTGCGATGCGCGAGCAGTACCGCTTGAGCCTCAACGACTACTGGTACGCGGATGAATACCGGTACGTCCCGCAAGAAAAACGGCACAGCTCGATTCTCGAAAGAACTCCGGTGATGGCGGCGCAGAAACGCCTGATGGCCGCCCTCTCCCTCAGCCTCAAAGCAGTGAAGTAACCATGAAAGAAGATCTCCGCCACGATGTGCTGCAACGCCTCCAGTTCGACTTCGGACTCAAGCACCGCGTAGGCACCGATTACATGCGCGGGGGCACCTGCCCCAAGTGCAAGAAAAAGGAGTTGTATTCACGGTTCGATACGCCATGGATGGTGATTTGTGGACGTCCTGAAAAATGCGGCCACACCTTGCACGTGAAAGAGCTGTACGACGATCTGTTTGAAGACTGGAGTAAGCGTGCGCCGGCGACGGACCAGCACCCTAATGCCACTGCCCGGGCTTATCTGGAGTTCGCTCGAGGCTTTCGGTTCGAACTGATCCAAGGTTGGTTCACACAAGAAAGCTTCTATTCGCCTGAACACAACGCCGGCAGCGCCACGGTGCGTTTTGCGCTGGAAAAAGGCGGCTGGTGGGAACGTCTGATCGATCAGCCGCACCGTTTCGGCAAGATGAAGGCGCGTTTCAAATCCAAGGACAGCTATCGCGGCGTTTGGTGGTGCCCGCCCTGCGTCGACCTGCTTGAGGTCAAGGAGCTATGGATTGTCGAAGGCATCTTCGATGCCATCGCCCTGGTGCATAACGACATCGCGGCGGTGTCGGCCATGTCGTCTAACGCGTTCCCTGCGGACTCGCTCAAAGCCCTCATCAAGACCCGCGAGGGCGGCCAGCTGCCCAAGTTGGTATGGGCGCTGGACAACGAGCCGAGCGCCAACGCCTACACCCGACGTTGGGTCCGCGATGCCCGCGCCTTGGGTTTCGTCTGCGAATCAGCACTGATTCCGCAACGCGACGGCCGCAAGGCTGATTGGAACGACATGCACCAGCGCTGGAGCTTTATTCAGGACGACGCCAAGCGCGCTGAGCAGATTGCTACGGATCTCAAACAGGCTCGCCACCAGGGTGCGCTGCTGCTGGCTGAGAGCGCAGCGGAAAAAGCCTTGCTGATGTACGACTGGAACAAACGCGGCGAATTTCACCTGGGCTTTGGCAACCGTTTGTACTGGTTCAAGTTGGACATGGAGAAGTTCAACCGCGCCATGTCCGACATCGAGGACAGCGAGAACCATGACGATCAATTGCTTAACCAGGCGCAACAGCGCGAAAAGGCACTGCAGCAGTCCGGCAGCGTCGTGGAGATTGCCAACTGCTACCCGCAAGCCTTGTATTTCCAGCGCAACGAAGTCACCGACGAGTCCTGGTATTACCTGCGCGTGGATTTCCCGCATGACTCCGAGAGTGTGAAAAACACCTTCACCAGCGGTCAGCTGTCTGCGGCCAGTGAATTCAAGAAACGCCTGCTCGGCATGGCGGCCGGCGCCATGTTCACCGGCAGCGGCCAGCAACTCGACAAGCTGATGAAGGATCAGCTGTTTGGCATCAAAACCGTATCGACCATCGACTACGTCGGCTACAGCAAGGAATACGCCTGCTACGTCTACGGCGACCTCGCCATCAAGGACGGCACCACTTACAAGGTCAACAGCGAAGACTATTTCGAGTTCGGCAAGCTGCGCCTGAAAACGCTGCAGAAAGGCGTACCAATCAAGCTGCAGCGCGATGGCAAAGACTTCAACGAAAAGTGGGTACAGTTGCTGTGGACCTGTTTCGGCGCCCAGGGCTTCGTCGCACTGGTGTTCTTTTTCGGCTCGCTGTTTTGCGAACAGATCCGCGCGCGGTACCAGTCTTTCCCTTTTTTGGAAGCCACCGGTGAAGCGGGCGCGGGTAAAACCACCCTGCTCAACCTGCTGTGGAAACTGCTCGGCCGCGAAGGTTATGAGGGTTTCGACCCGATGAAATCGACCAAGGCCGGGCGTTCTCGCCTGATGGGTCAGGTGTCCGGCATGCCAGTGGTGTTCCTTGAGGCCGACCGCCACAGCGACGATCGGGCGCACGCCAAAACCTTCGAATGGGACGAGCTGAAAGACTTCTACGGCGGCGGCACGCTGGCCACCAAAGGCGTCAAGACAGCGGGCAACGAAACGTATGAACCGCCCTTTCGCGGAACGATCGCGATCAGCCAGAACGCGGCGGTGGTCGCTCACGAAGCGATCATGACGCGCATCGTCAAGTTGCACTTCGTGCGTCCGATCGTCACGCCGGAGAGCCGTGCGGCCGCTGATCAGTTGAACGCATTGGACGGCAACCCCCTCAGCCACTTTCTGTTGCGCGCTGTGGGCAAGGAGTCTGCTGTGCTTGAGCTGTTTGCTCAGCGCATGCCCGAACACGAAGCCAAGCTGCGCCGTCTGCACACACACTGTTTTGCCTGCGGTACGGCTTACACCAGTGACCAAGGCAACTGCAGCAGTTGCGGCTACGACCTGCGCGGTTACATCCGCGTGGAGCGCATCAGCAAGAACCACGCGCAATTGTTGTCGCTGCTGGATGGCCTGCGCCTGGTGCTGAAACTCAGTGATCCGCAGGTCGCTGCCACGCAGCGGCAGATCGTGCGGATGGCCATTGAGCGCCAAGCCTCGATCAGCTCCGATCATCCGGCCGTCGCCGAATTTTGGGAAGTCTACGACTACCTCGAATCCTTGAGCGAAGACCCAGTGGTCGACCACAGCAGTGATCCGACGGTGATTGCTATCAACCTCAACGAATTCTGCGAGCGAGCCGCCGAGCACAAACAGAAGCTGGCTGACGTGGCTACGTTGCGCGACCTGCTCAAGGAGTCGCGCTCGCGCAAATTTCTCGACAGCAACAAGGCCGTGCACAGCGCCGTGCGTGCCGCCTTCAATCACCGCAACCCTGTTTCCCAACCCCGGCCGACCACGGTCAAGTGCTGGACATTCAAGGCGTAAAGGAGAGCAAGACCGATGCAGATCCAAGTGTTTATGGGCCATGCCGGCGACGGCTACACCAACAAGCTCCAGTCGGTGCAAGACCGTTTGGATTTGGCGGGGCGACGCGCGCCGATCATTCAGGCCGGTGCTTACGCAGAGGACGGTTTGTTGCAGATGCTGGAAGTTCGAGCCGCCGCTGGCCAGCGCGAAATCCTCGTGGACGACTGCAGCCGGCAACAGATTTTGCGGGTGTTGGAATGGCAGTCATGTGTTGAACATGAGCCGCGTTTCGACGGCCTGGTGATCCACCTGGCACGTAAGGACTGAGGAAAAAAAACAGTGTCGAGGAGTTGCAGCTCCTCGACACCCGACTACAACTGAGGACCCTAACCATGCAAGCACAGAACCACAGCAGCAGCGGCGCGAAGGCTACCACACCGGCGCGGCACCTGGTGGCCACCGCGATTATCGGCGCCGCCGTTATCGGCTACCTGGTGCACAGAACCCCCGAGGCCCGCACGCGCCTGGAAAGCCTAAGCCAAATGGCCAGTCGCTTGGGCGATCTGAGCGCGACGGATGCCGCCGTGATTAGTCAACTACTCGCCCGCCCCGTCACACAGGGAGACTCGCGCCATGTCCAGTGACCCAGCCGTAACACCGGTGCGCCGATTTCCCTGGAACATCGATTACACCAGCGTGTGCGATCAGTGCGGCAAGTGGCGCGCCCAGGGCAATCACGATAAATGCAGCCGCCGGCGTCAGCGGCTGAATGCTCATCTGCGCCATCCCAAGCCCAAGGCATAGGCCGCGTCCACCAGAAGACGCACCCGCAGATACTTGGCCCGGAAACGGGCCTTTTTGTTTCCGATCGTCAGACTGTCGACATACGAGTACAGCGTTAGGGGTTTACATGAGTGGGGTCGAAGCTCGCGGAAAGTCCGTGAGAATCTATTTTCAATACAACGGGGAAAAGTGCCGGGAAGCGATCCCGGGCGGCAACACACCGGCGAACGTGGCGCAGGCCCGGCGCCTGGTCGACATCATCGAATACGAAATACAGACCGGCACCTTTGACTATGCGCGGCACTTTCCGCATTCCTCCAGGCTGGTGGAAAACGCCTTTGGCCATTACCTGGACCTGTGGCTGAAGATCAAGGCCAACAGCGTCGCCGCCTCCAGCTACCGCGGTTACGCCAACAAGGCCGAAGTACATGTGCGTCCGCGCTGGGGCAAGGTGCAGATCAACCACATCGATCACTTGGACCTGCAGGAATGGATTCAGGACACGCTGTCGAAGACGCTTAAGAACAAGACCATCCGCGACATCATCAGCAACGTGCGCCAGGTGTTTCGCTTGTACCGCACGCGGATGAAAGTCGCGCATGACCCAACCGAGGGGTTGATGGTGCGTTTGCCCGATCCCGAAGCGCCGGATCCGTTCACCCGCGCGGAAATCAGCCAGATCCTCACCACCCCGACACATCGCACGCAGGAACTGCTGATGGTGCAGTTCATGTTATGGGCAGGCCCTCGGGTATCGGAAACGATCGCCCTGGCCTGGGAGGACGTCGACCTGGCGCAAGGCACCGTGACCTTTCGCCGGTCGAAGGTGCGCGGCGCTTATCGGGTGACAAAAACCCGCCGATCGACGCGGCGGGTGCGCCTGCTGGCCCCGGCATGGGATGCCCTGCGCAAGATCGATGCGCTAAACCGCAACCGAAAAGCGGAAACCGTGGAGGTGGTCGAGCGAGACAACAAGACGGTGCGAAAACACAAACTGCACTTTGTGTTCCTCAACACCAAAACCGGCTTGCCGCATGCCAACGACTTCGTGGTACGCGATCGCTTTTTCAAGGCGCACTTGCTCGCCGCCGGCGTGCGTTATCGGGGACCGGGGCAATGCCGGCACACCTATGCCAGTCAGCTGCTGACCACCGGCGTGGCATCAATCGACTGGATCGCCGAGCAGATGGGACATACCAACGGCAACATGATCCGTCAGCACTACGGAACGTGGATCAATGAAGACGGCCCGGATGTGGTGGGGATGCTGCAAATGGCGTTGAAGCTGACGCCGGTCACAGCTCCACACTAAAACCCCGCAGGCCGACGTTTTCGGCAAAGCGCCCCACAGCGGTCGAACTGGCCCAGGTGCGCAGTCGCTCACGCCGTGAGCGCACCGGCACCCAGCGTGCGCCGCTGCCGCCTAAAAGAATCGACAGGCCCCAATCGGGGCCACCTTCAATCTTGGCGACCATGCAGTCGCGCACCGCATGTTGCTCCACCAGGGCGCGCAATACGTCTTCGTGAATGCCTTCGCCGATCATCTATTCAGTTCCCGCTGACGCGCCTGTAAAGCGCGGTCGAATATGAGGTACAGCCCTTCGATGGCCCCGAGGTTGAGTGCTTTCACCGTTTCAATGCCCAAGGTGAAACCTTCAGCTCGGTCGGCGGCGTGCAGCGTGTCGGCTAGGGTGTTTGCCTGGACGATGCCAGCGAGCAACTTCAGCGCTTGCACATGCACAGAACGCGGCAGGTTAAGTGCCGCAAATTCGTCGTCGTCAATCATTGCCATTGCCATCCATTCAGAGTCCCCGGTTGCTCAAGAGCCAAATCGTACTGCTCGACGTCGATCAGCAGCCAGCCGCCGGTGGGTTGGTTAGACCCGTCGATCAAGAACCCCTGCACCATTGTTCCATGCGGCAGCATCACCCGCAGCGCGTTGGCCTCCTTGGGTCCTTGCAGGTAATGCTGCAGTTCAACGCGGACGCGACCGGAGCCCACATGAATGAGGCGCACCGGGCATTCGAGATTGGTTAGCTCGCCCGGCTCCCGCCCCTGATAGCGGGCCAACACGGTGACGGTGGCCAGACCTTCATAAAAGCACATGGGCATCCTTCAAATAATGAGTGGCTGCAGCAAGCCAAGCGGTAGGAGGATGGTAGACCAGTCCTGGGACGTCTGGTTTCCACGGCGCATGAAAAAGGCCCCCACACCTGGGCCAGATGTGGGGGCCGATTGAACATAAACGGCGTTCTATACATTGGATGGCAAAACGGCAATCGTTATAAGTGGTCCGCCGCCCATTAGGGTATACAAACCGATAGGCGGTTATTCCAATCGCCACTCGCAATGAACCCGTCCCCGCCTGTTCCAATCAATTGACCACGGAGGGGAATTTTATGAACTGTATGTGCTGGATTTGTTGGGAAAACGCGGAGCGTCGAGCTGTTGCAGGGGATTGGGTGAACATCGAATGTCATGCCTGCGGCCGGTATTTCATTAGCCGCGAGTTCATGCGCGAGAACAAAGGCAAGACGCTTGATGTAGAAGCTATGAGATACCTGATCTCCGACGCTATGTCTGCTGGAGTATCACCAACCATTGGCAACGGAACAGCTCGTTTCGTAACGTCCAGAAAGTGTTGAGCGGAATCCGATGGACTCCGAACGCGCGTTGGCTCGCTCCTCCAACCATTACCAGTGACTACACCTGCCGTAATCGCGTGATCGCGTCCGTAATCGCTGCCGCATTCCTGTCCAGTGTTTCTAAGGCGACTACAGCATTATCGGCAACAACATCTGCGCCAGCCCCCGAGATCCAATGAGTGATCTCTTCTATCGCCGCACCCAGCGCATGCTGGTTGTGTAGCAACAAAGTCAGCGCGTCGGCCGTGGTTACATTTGAATCTGAGTTATTTGGCAT